ACTAACGGAATCGAACCACCACGCGGATACTTGTCCGTTAAGAAGTCCAAGAAGGGGCCTCTTAAGCAGATTGTTCCGCAGTATTCTACGCTAAAGCAACACTACACCTTGCTTTGGGATATGCCAAACAATGAAGGGTATATTAATGTAGTCGCTGTTATGCAAAAGTTCTTTGATCAAGCCATTAGTGGTAATTGGTCATATAACCCTACACACTTTGAAAACAACGAAGTGCCAATGAGTGTTATGATACAAGACTTGCTTAACACATACAAGTATGGTTGGAAGACATCATACTATCAGAACACTTATGATTATAAAACTGATCCAAGTGAGATGATAGAAGAACCACAGCACTCAGTAGGCTGGCACGACAATCAACCAGAAGTGCAACCTACAACATTAGCTGTTCCTGAAGAGGACGAAGAGTGCGAAGCATGTGCAATTTAAGGTTGACAAGTAACACCAACATGTGTTACACTAAAGAACAGTAAGAGAGACAGAGAGAAATGGCAAAAACAGTATTCAATAAAGAAAAAGTTGACTTCACGAAACAGAATATGTTCTTTGGTGAAGATCAAAACACACAGCGTTATGATCTATTCAAGTTCCCAGTATTTGATAAACTTAATCAAACAATGCTTGGATATTTTTGGCGCCCTGAAGAAGTATCGTTACAGAAAGATAGAGCAGACTTTGCAAACTTCCGCCCAGAGCAGAAGCATATCTTTACTGCAAACCTAAAGTATCAAACACTATTAGATAGCGTACAAGGACGTGGTCCGTGTTTGGCATTCTTGCCACATGTATCATTGCCTGAGCTTGAAGGATGTATTGTTACTTGGGACTTCTTTGAAACAATTCACTCACGTTCATATACACACATTATGAAAAATGTATATGCAGATCCAGCAGAAGTTTTTGATACTATCTTAGACGATGAAAAAATTATTGCTCGTGCAATGAGTGTAACAAAACATTATGATGAATTTACAGAAGCCGCTGATGCGTTGATACATCGCAAAGAAGGCAACATGCGAGATGTCAAGAAGAAATTGTATCTTGCTATGCAAACTGTAAACATTTTAGAAGGCTTGCGTTTCTATGTAAGTTTTGCATGTACCTTTGGCTTTGGAGAACTAAAGTTAATGGAAGGCTCTGCTAAGATTATTAGTCTTATTGCAAGAGACGAAGCACAACACTTGGCGTTGTCAACTCACATACTAAAACTTTGGGCACAAGGCAAAGACGATCCAGAAATGGCAAAGGTTGCTAAAGAGTGTGAAGAAGAAGTATATGACTTATGGCGCGAATGTGTAGCTGAAGAAAAGGACTGGGCAGAATATCTGTTCAAAGACGGTAGCATGATTGGACTTAACACAACATTGTTGAATCAATATGTTGAGTACATTGCTAACCGTAGACTTAAGGCGCTGGGCATGAATGCTATATTTGATGCACCAGTAAACACTAACCCACTACCTTGGACACAGCATTGGTTAAGTAGCTCAGGGCTACAAGTTGCACCACAAGAGACAGAAGTTGAGTCTTATATCATTGGTGGAATTAAACAAGATGTAGACAAGGATTCATTGAAAGGTTTTAGTTTATGATAACAATATACGGCAAGCCAGCTTGTCCAAGTTGTACAAAAGCAAAAGCACTTTGCGAATCAAGACAGTACAAGTATGAATACAAACAGCTTGATACTGACTTTACGAAAGAAGAACTATTTGAACAGTTTCCAGATGCAAGAACGTTCCCACAAATTATTGTAGGCGGACAGAAAGTTGGCGGATACGAACAAATGGTTGAATATATTGATAACACCGGATATAACGGAACAGGATTTAGTTTATGATTATAGAAACACCCTACAAAGATGGCGATACAGTAACTATTAAAACAACAGCAGGCGAAGAAGTAGTTGCACGTTTAGTTGGAGAAACTGACAAAGCAATTACAATTACAAAAGCAATGGCTATTGTGGCAACACAAAACGGCATTGGTCTTGGCCCATTTAGTTTTACTGCTGACCCTGATGCGAAGTTAGTTTTAAACAAGCGTGGAGTGTTGTACACATCTAAAACAGTAGGCGAGATGGCTACACAGTACATCAAGAGCACTACTGGACTTGATTTGCCAAACTAAATAGTTTTATGGCACACAAGTTCGTTGTAAAAAGGAATGGCGAGTTATTAACATACACACAGTATGCAGACATTCCTAAAGACTTTGATCATGTTATACAGTTTGAACCAGAGGTTCCTGAACCTCCTCATACAGAAGAACAACATGACGAAATCGAACAATGGAACGATAGGCTAAAAGAACTTATGGAGATAGAATATGCCAGCAGTAACAAGAATAGGTGATGCAGACGTAGCACATTGCTCAGGAATGACAAGAGCAGAAGGCAGTCCTAATGTTTATGCTAATAATATTCCTATAAGTAGAGAGTCGGATAACAACACAGGACACTTATTACCTGGCGTACCATGTCCGAGTCATGCCGCACCAATCACAACTGGTTCCGCTACTGTCTTTATTAACGGTTTAGGCTGTGGCAGAATAGGCGATGCTATAACAGGATGCACAAGCGTAGCCGCAGGTTCCCCTAACGTATTCGCTGGTTGACAAATCACAAAAACCGTGTTACTATAACACACTATGAGAATTAGGCTTAAAAAAAGAGGCAAAATGAAAAAGATAATCTTGACTGACGCAGATGGTGTACTACTAAATTGGGAGTACGCTTTTAGTTGCTGGATGGAGCAACATGGACACACACCTGTAGAAGGTGCTCAATTCATGTATAACATTGGCGAACGCTTTGATATTTCTAAGGACGCTGGTAAACAGCTGATAAAGATATTTAATGAAAGTGCGGCAATAGGCTTTTTGCCAGCATTGCGAGATGCCATGTATTATGTCAAACGCCTTCATGAGGAACACGGATACGAGTTCCATTGTATTACAAGCCTAAGTTTAGATCCTAATGCATATAAACTTCGCGAAATGAATTTAAATAAACTGTTTGGTAACACAGCGTTTACTCGACTTGTTTGTTTAGATACAGGCGCAGACAAGGATGAAGCGTTGGGTGAATATAAAGATTCTAACTTATGGTGGATTGAAGATAAGTTAGAAAACGCAGTAGTAGGCCAAAACTTAGGTTTGAAGCCAATATTAATTGAGCATGGATTTAACATGCGCGATCAACTTCCAACCGGAATGACCAAGGTAGTCAACTGGAAGGAAATATATAACACAATAACAGGAGAAAAAGCATGAGTGAATTATCACAACACGAGCAAATCGTACAAGCGTTCAACCAATATCTTGCAGAGTCAGAGACATTTGAAGATAAGAATGTCAAAGCGGCAGCCGCAAGAGCTCGTAAGGCTTTAGGCGATCTTGGTAAACTTACTAAGTCACGTAGAGCAGAAATTCAAGAAAAAAAGAACGCAATGTAATTGTGTTCCGCGGGCATCGTAGATCCCCTCTATGGTGCCTGCGTTTTTATTGAAAGGTTATTAGATTGCAGACACATTTAGAAATTGAAAACTTCCTTCCAAAAACATTAGAAGACTTAACAGAACAAAACATGACCAACTTAGACAAGTGGGTTTATTGTGATCAAGCAGTTGAGTTGACTCCCCAAGTACAACAACAAATAAAATATTTAAACAACGTAGTGCCAAGCACTTCGCAGTTCAGCCATCATTGTTACACCCGCGAACATGGATGGAATGAAGACCTACAAAGTTGTTGCGAACCTATACTTTGGATATTGCAAGACGAATACAAATTTAAAATAGATGAACTTATTCGAATCAAAGCAAATATCACAACGCAACACAACATGACAGAAAAACAATATTGCACACCACATGCAGATGTAGACCAAAGAGGTTATACTTCTATATTGTATTATGCCAACGACAGTGACGGTGACACAAGACTATTTGACACACTGTGGAATAGTCCACGTCCTGAGAACATGCGTCCTATGTATAAAAGCTCACCTAAAAAAGGCAAAGCAATTATATTTGATAGTGACCGTTTTCACAGTGCATCACTACCGATAGAATGCAAGAACAGAATGGTTATAAATTTCTGTTTCAAAGCAAATAGAAAACTGTTCTAAAAAGGCCAGTGTTAGCGCACACAAACTTACCATAATGTAAATACGTTATGTTAAGAAATGATCTTAAAGAAGAGTATAGAATTTTTTACATGGTTAAGGGACACCTTGACGCATCACCTCAAACAGTAGTAAACAGTTATGACAGTTACTTCAGACGCCTTTGGTTTGATGGAAGTAACGGAGCACCACTGTACAACTACGATGAGCAGTTTGAAATAGCATGGGAGGAAAGACAACATGGCACGGAACGGAATAGACAGTTTAAGTGATGATGATCTAAAGTGGTTAGAGTCGCAGTTAGGTAGAATGTTTTCTGAACAACATGAATACGCAAAAAACTTTAGAACCAAGAATAGTTGGGGCAGTGATGTTAAAGGACAGACTATACTAAGATGTCTTAATGCTGTACGTTCTACACGCAACAGCAAACGTATCCAAGCTGAACGCTGGTAATTTCTAAATAAAACAAGTTTATTAGTTCGAGGATAAATAACTCGATGGCACTAATTGCCTAACACTCAAATTTTTTTTGAGCAATTTTTTTTTAGGTTGATGAAAGGAAAAAAGATGACGCAACTAATAAACCCAAGTAAATTTACAAACACAGTTGGCCTTTTAAGGTCATTTTTTTTGGACAAAGGATTCTTAGAAGTCCACACCCAAAACAGACTAAGCATACTTGCCGCATGTGAAGATCCATTTAATGTAGCAACATACAATTACGCAGGCCAGGTTTGGCCATTGCCGCAAACAGGCCAGATGTGGTTAGAACATGAATTATTAAGTAGCCCCGATAGTAAGGGGTTTTTTTGTGTCTCCACTTCCTACAGACAAGAACCAAACGCAATACCAGGTAGACATGATATAATATTTCCAATGTTTGAATTTGAAATGCCAGGTGACATAAATGACTTGAAAGCAATGGAGTATGAACTATGTGAATACTTAGGCTTTGATAAGCCAGATGAAAAGACCTATGCAGAGTGGCAAGATCATTTTCAAATAGGACATAGTGTTGAGATGGATGCGAACCATGAAACAAAAATGTTTGAACGTTTTGGTTCAACAATGATTACAGACTTTCCTGAAATGACATCACCGTTCTGGAATATGAGCAGACACGAAGGTGGAGCAACATCTAAAAAGATTGATGTTATCTTAGGCGGTATGGAAACAATAGGCTCAGCAGAGCGTAGCACAGATGTAGAAATGATGAGAGATACATTCCACACTATTACAGATGGTGCATATTCAAAACTATTGTTTGAACTTTTTGGCAAAGACAGAGTAGAAGCAGAACTTGAAGAGTTTTTGAAATTTGATTTCTTCCCAAGAGTAGGTGGCGGCATAGGCATGACACGTATGATTGCGGCCTTAGACAAGAAGTAATTCTTAATCTGGGGTGGTGGAATAGGTAGACACGCACGGCTGTTAACCGTGTGATGAGTATCGGCAAAATATTTATCGTGGAGGTTCGAGTCCTTCCCCCAGAGCCAAAAAGTGGTTGACAAACTATAAAAAGTAGTATATAAATATACATGTAACGTTGAAGCAATTCAAACGCTATACAGGACCCGGGGGCAGTACCCGGCGACTCCACCATAAGGACATTGAAGAATGGAAATTATTTGGCATATACTATTAACAGTTTGTTCAGGCTCGACCTGCTTAGAACAAGATGTACAATGGTTTGAAACTAAAGCAAAGTGTGAAACTATGCTTGTAGAATACATAGAAGTGCCCGTTGATGGATCTTGGGACACAGTTGAATATATCTGTAAACCCGTAGGTTCAATGTCTTTATGATGGGGTCGAAATAGGATCGACTGGTAGTTAATAGAGTTAGTGGAGTTATCCGGATCTAAGCACGGTTATCGCGAAGAAACTTTATAATTGCAAACGACAATTATGCGCCAGAGATGGCATTAGCGGCTTAGGCCACTACGGGGTAGTTATACCTTGTTACCAAAAATAGCAGGAAAGCACCTTCGGGTGCTTTTCTTATACGTAACATCTGCCCGTAGCTCAGCTGGATAGAGCGTTGGTTTGCGGAACCAGAGGTCGCAAGTTCGAATCTTGCCGGGCAGGCCAAAAGTGTTGTATCTAAGCAACATCTTGCTTCATTTTAATTCAGTATTGACTTGTCCATAGGTTTTGTGACTAAGTAATTTGTGAGCACATTTTCCCACCCCCGCTCACCAATAAAAATAAGAAATAAGGAAAATTTCGCAATGAAAACATTTGCAATCGCTGGCCTTTTGGCAGCACTTTCAACAACTCCAGTAATAGCGCAAGACATGTCACGTTTGTCTTTCGGTGGCGAAGTTGATTCAGAATATAATGTAGACGCAGAAGTATTTGATGTAACACTTACACCAAAAGCAACTTTTAGTTTAACTGATCGTATGAATGCTT